AAAAAAGCGTATTACAGTGAATTGGATGGCGGCGAACCAATGATGTTTGACTCCCAAGGTGATATTGTTAAGCCCTTAAAGATGAAAGACAAGCCGTTTGCTGGAGAGGGTTCCACATACATCGGCAGGGTCGGCCTCCCTTCAAAAGCAGGCGCTGGCCGTTCTAGTGGTAAGGGTGGCCCTACCGCCAAAGAACTTGCTGACTACGAGCGTAAAAAAGACGCGGGTGTTTACACGTCTGAAAAAGGCAAGCCCCCGTCTCCTCGTGAGATGGCTAAAGGCGGTTCAGCTTCTTCTCGTGCAGATGGCTGTGCCCAGCGTGGTAAAACTCGTGGAAAGATGGTGTAACTATGAATATGTTTGTTACTAAAGACCCATCCAAAGGCTTTGGTATGGGCACTTTTTTTGAAAAAGACCCTGACGCTGTTTTAACGACCGAAAGCAAGAAGAAACAAGTTGGTGTTACCCCCACTAATGCTGGCATGAAAAAAGGCGGCAAAGTGTCTTCTGCTTCTTCCCGTGCAGATGGCTGTGCCACCAAAGGCAAGACTCGTGGCACCATGATCACCATGAAGAATGGTGGGAGTTGCTAACATGATGGCATCCCGTGGTATGGGCGACATCGCCCCATCTAAAATGCCCGGCGCTAAGAAAGTAGCGCGGCGGGACGACACTGACTTCACCAAGTACAAAGAGGGTGGCAAGGTAAACGCCGCTGGCAATTACACAAAACCTAGTCTTCGCAAGAAGATTTTGGCGCAGGTAAAAGCCGCAGCAACGCAGGGTACTGGCGCAGGTCAGTGGTCGGCGCGTAAGGCACAGCTTGTTGCCAAGAAGTACAAGGCGGCTGGCGGCGGGTACAGGGATTAAACATGGCCGACTACAAAAGCGTCTTAGAGAAGTTTCCACCGCGTGGCTCCAAAGCACATTTGGACATGATGGAAAAACAACAAGCGTTGGAAACCGACACGACGTTGGAGGGCCTGCTGGCTGCGCCGGTACGGGGAGCAATGGCGGCTAAAGGTGCAGTGAAGTCTATTATTGCCCCGGGGACAGTAGGCAAGAACGTAGCCCGTGATGAAAAGCAACGAGATTTGATTGCGGAGTATGTAAAAAATACAGGCCGACATCCGTTTGAAGCCCCGGCAGACGTTGTAGCCAAGCAGAGGGATGTTCGCAGGCTGACTAACGCAGGAAAAAATGTCCTTGAAAATACCGCAGGAAATTTGGCCGGTAACATAAGTTTTGATGCTGTGGCCCCAGAATACAAGCGTGGCGGTAAAGTCACAGCTTCTAGTCGCGCCGACGGCATCGCACAGCGCGGTAAAACTCGCGGAAAGATGCGCTAAACATGAAAGCGCCTCAGAAATCCCTCAAAGACTGGGGCGACCAGAAATGGAGAACCAAAAGTGGAAAACCGTCTAGTAAAACAGGTGAAAGATACCTTCCAGAAGCTGCGATCAAAAGTCTCAGCCCTGCTGAGTACGCTGCAACGACCAAAGCCAAGCGGGCAGGAAAAGCCGCCGGGAAGCAATTCGTAGCCCAACCCAAAACAATTGCAAAGAAAACGGCAGGGTATAGATAATGGCTAAGACCACCGGCACCACAGTTTTTGATCTCGACATGAACGACCTCATTGAGGAGGCGTTTGAGCGTTGCGGTCAAGAACTCCGCACGGGTTACAACTTCCGCACGGCGCGGCGGTCTCTGAACCTGCTAACGATTGAGTGGGCAAACCGTGGTCTGAACTTCTGGACTGTAGAGCAGGGCCAGATTCCGATGGTGACGGGTCAGGCTATCTACCCCATGCCTACGGACACAATCAACCTCCTAGACATGGTAATTCGCCAAAGCAACGCCACGTCTAACCAGATCGACATCAACATCAGCGGCATTTCTGAATCCACGTACATGAGCCTGCCAAACAAGTTGGCACAAGGTCGCCCAATCCAAGTTTGGTACAACCGCCAGTCTGGCCAAGAAAACCTCACCACGGTCACACTGGCCGCAAACATTTCAGCCACGGACACCACAATCACGGTGTCTGATGTTTCTGGGCTGACCACCGCCGGGTTTGTCAAGATTGGTAACGAGACAATCAGCTACCCCAACGTTGACCCAGTAAACAATCAGTTACTTAACTGCGCCCGTGGGCAAAACTACACGACTGCCGCAGCACATACCGCTGGGCCTGCTGCCTTGTTGACGGTGCAGAACTTGCCCGCAATCAACGTGTGGCCAACGCCAAATGCCCCCGGCAACCAGTACATGTTTGTGTACTACCGCATGCGCCGTATTCAAGACGCTGGTACGGGCGTGACCGTGCAAGATATCCCGTTCCGCTTTATCCCGTGTATGGTGTCCGGGTTGGCCTATCTGTTGAGCATGAAGCTGCCAGATGTTGACCCCCAGCGCGTGATGGGTCTGAAGGCAGAGTACGAGCAGCAGTGGGACTTAGCCCAGTCAGAAGACCGCGATACCTCTCCGTTGAGATTCGTGCCAAGGAACATGTTCTATGCCTAATCGGTTCGCCTCGGGCAAACGTGCGATTGCTGAATGCGACCGTTGTGCGCAGAGGTACATGCTCAAGGAATTAAAGACACAGACAGTCAAGACTAAGCCGTTTAAGGTCAAGGTTTGCCCAGCATGCTGGGACCCAGATCACCCACAGTTGCAATTGGGTATGTACCCAGTTAACGACCCGCAAGCTGTGCGCGAACCGCGTCCTGACGTAAGTTATACAGTGTCTGGTCAAAGTGGTTTACAGATTTTGCTGACGGACAGTACAACCCAAGACGGGTTTGGGTATCCAGAGCAAGGCAGTCGGGTCTTCCAGTGGGGGTACAACCCTGTTGGCGGGGCAAGTGGGTTTGATACGCTTTTAACGCCAAATAACTTGGTGTTGGCGGTAGAACTTGGTACAGTTACGGTTACAACGACATAAGGAGTCGATCATGGACAAAAAAGATTTGGCGCAAGACAAAAAGATGATGGCCGGAGCCGTGCATAAGCACGAGAAAAAGCTGCATCCCGGTCAACCTATGACTAAATTGGCCAAGGGTGGCAAGACAAATGCTCAGATGAAAGCTCTGGGTCGTGGTCTGGCTAAAGTGGCTAACCAGAAGAAGTCTTCGTTCACCTACAAAAAGGGAGCTTGATATGGCTACTTTTAGCAAAAAAGTAATGGGCAAAGAAGTTGGCCAAGCCGATGTCTATGCCCCGCCCCACACGATGGATGGCAAGGCCGGTGTAGATATCAAGAACAGTGGCTACCAAGGTGGTAACCGCTTGACTGCCAATGATGTGAACATGTCTGTTGGCAACATCAGTCGTGATCCATACAAAGAACCAAAGACAAGCGGCATCGTTACACGTGGTAATGGCGCAGCTATTAAAGGCATCACCGCACGAGGCCCGATGGCTTGATATGAATTACACGCAACTGTTCAATAACATTCAGTCGTACACGGAAAATAATTTTCCGGAGTTCACCGTGTCTGACGGTGCGATAGAAACGCCTAAAGAACAGATTGATCGTTTTATTCAGCAAGCAGAACAACGTGTCTACAACACGGTGCAGTTCCCGTTCTTGCGTAAAAACATGACGGGCAACGTCCAGTCTGGCAATAAGTATTTGCAGGCTCCAAACGATTACCTAGCCACGTACTCCTTGGCAACAATCGGCGCAGATGGTAGCTACGAGTACTTGCTGAACAAAGACGTGAACTACATCCGTGCGGCATACCCAAACCCCACTACAGATGTAGGCGCTCCGAAATACTACGCATTGTTTGGCCCAGCCATTGTTGGCAACGCAATTACAAATGAATTGACGTTTCTTCTTGGCCCCACACCCGATGCGGTGTACACGATGGAACTTCATTTCTACTACTACCCTGAGTCCATTACGACTGCGGGTACTTCGTGGTTGGGCGATAACTTTGATACTGTGCTTCTATATGGCTCACTGGTTGAGGCGTACACTTACATGAAGGGTGAGACAGACATACTTGCCGTTTACGATGGCAAATACAAAGAAGCCCTTGC